GCATGAAGCCTGTATTTATGAGATTTGGGATAAAACAACAGGTGAAGTTATTTGGTTATCAAAGTCGATGGGTAAAATCCTTGACACTAAACCTGACCCACTCAAGTTAGAAAACTTTTGGCCATGCCCTAAACCGTTATACGCAACAATTACCACAGATTCATTGATTCCTGTACCTGATTTTGCGTTATATCAAGACCAAGCTAGACAGTTAGATACTCTTGCAGACCGTATTGATGGCTTTATTCAGGCATTAAAGGTGCGTGGTGTGTACGATGCATCAGAGCCTAGCTTACAACGTCTATTTACTGAAGGCGAGAACAATACATTGCTTCCAATTAAGAATTGGGGAGCATTTGCTGAGAAGCAAGGTATGGCAGGAGCTATTAATTTGGTGGATATTACCCCAATTGCTTCAGCTTTACAAATGTCTTACACAGCGATGGATCAGGTCAAAAACCAAATCTACGAGATTATGGGGATTGCTGATATTCAGAGGGGTCAAACAGATCCTAATGAAACACTTGGCGCACAAATCATTAAGAGTAACAACGCTTCAGGTCGTTTAAAGACAATGCAACATTCAGTTGTAGATTTTGCTACTAGCTTGTTATCTATAAAAGCGCAGATTATCTGCAATCACTTTACTGAAGACACAATTATTAAGATTTCAGGGGCAATGCAGTTATCGCCTCAAGATCAGATGCTGATTCCACAGGCTTTAGAGCTATTAAAGAACGAACCAGCTAAAAACTTCCGTATTGAAGTAACTTCTGATTCAATGATTTTTCAGGATGAGCAACAAGAAAAACAAAATCGTGTTGAATTTTTAAGTGCTGTTAGTTCATTTATGCAATCTGCGTTACCAACTGCTCAACAAGCACCTGAATTAACACCATTACTAATGGAAATGCTCAAGTTTGGTGTAACTGCGTTTAAAGCTGGTAAGGGCATGGAAGGTCTTATTGATGAGACTGCCGATAAGTTTAGAGAACAAGCTAAACAAATGGAAGGTCAACCTAAACCTCCGTCTCCTGAACAACAGAAAATGCAAATGGAAATGCAATTGGCTCAAGCTAAGATGCAAGCCCAGCAACAACAAGCACAGCAAGCTGCACAACTTGAACAGCAAAAAATTGCTATGCAAATGGAACTTGAAAAGGCTAAACAAGAATACCAAGCACAAGAAAATCAGCTTAAATTCCAGTTGGAAGATCAACGTAATAGATCACAAGCCGAGATGGATTTAAAAGTAGCGCAGATGAAGATGATGACCGAGCGCAATACACAAGTTTTATTAGCCCACATTAACAACGGTGCTAAGATAGAAACTGCTCGTATATCTGCTGGTGTTGACGATGGACTACAAGCATATATGACTGAAGAAGATATGGCTAAATCGATGGAACATCCTCTTGCACCTATTGCTCAAGCTATTGAACAAGGTAATCAACAAATGACACAGGCACTAGGTCAAATCATGCAAACAATGAATGAAAATCAGAATAGACCTAAACAAGTATTAAGGGGCGCAGACGGTCGCATTGTTGGTGTACAGTAATGATTACACAAGAACAAGTCCTGAAATTACTTGAATACAAAGATGGTATTTTGTATTGGAAATCAATGCCATACAAGCGCAATGACCTTATTGGTACTGAAGCTGGAACATTAGACTGTGACCGTAGGCAAATTACTATTAACAAAAAGCATTACAAGACACATCGACTTGTATATCTTATGTTTTATGGATATATACCTAAAGAAATAGACCATATTGACGGTAATTCATTAAATAATCGAATTGAAAATTTACGCCCTGCAAGCCGTTCTGAACAATGTTGCAATACTAAATTAAGAAAAAACAGTACTAGCGGAATCAAAGGCGTTACTTGGGATAAATCAAGAAATAAATGGATAGTTTCAATTAATAAAGACAAAAAAACGATGTTTAGAGGTCGTTTTGATGACCTTGAATTGGCTCAACTTGTAGCCGTTGAAGCTAGAAATAAATATCATGGAGATTTTGCCAAATGGCTATAACCGTAAAACATAAGTTTGTAAGTGCTATTCCTGATGCTGGCGATCCTACGATTGTTCAACCGTCCAACTGGAATGATGACCATCAATTAACAGGTCAAGTTCCTATTGCGAATGGTGGAACTGGTGCTAGTACAGCAAATGATAGTTTTAATGCTCTTGCGCCTAGTCAGACAGGTAATTCAGGTAAGTATCTAACTACTGATGGTTCTAATACGTCTTGGGCTACAAATCCGTTAGGAACTGTCACAAGTGTAGCAACAGGCACAGGATTAACTGGTGGCCCAATCACTACAAGTGGAACAATCTCTATTGATAGTACGGTTGCAACACTTACAGGTACACAAACGCTGACAAACAAGACTTTAACTATACCAGTTCAAAGTAGTTATGAAACATTTACACCAATTGCTGCTCCAAGTTATGCCGAAGGAGAAATATGGTATGACAGCACACAAAAAGCATTAACTTATTACAACGATGTAACTAATAATCAGGTTCATATTGGGCAAGAAGTCCAATTAAAAGTTATTAATAACACAGGTTCTAGTATTGCTAATGGAACACCTGTATATGTAACAGGCACATCTAGTGGTCAAAGTTATCCTAATATTGCTCTTGCTCAAGCAAATGCTGCAAGCACTTCTGCTGTTTTGGGATTAACAAATGGAACTATAGCATCAGGTGCTGTGGGTTATGTATGTACTGCAGGACTGCTAACTCCTTGCAATACAGGATCATTTTCAGTAGGACAGGTCTTATATTTGAGTCCTTATTCTGCTGGTCAACTAATGAATACAGTTCCTCCAACAGGATATGCAGTTCAAGTAGGTGTGGTGGCTTACGCAAATACCCCTAATGGCTCTATTTACGTTAAACAAACAACTCCTTTAGCAGTTTCAGCATCTACAATTGTAGGTCAAGTTGCACTAGCTAATGGTGGGACTAATGCTAATTTAACGGCATCTGCTGGTTCTGTACCTTATTCAACATCAACAGCTTTAGCATTATCTGCTGTAGGTACTAGCGGTCAAGTTTTAACCTCACAAGGCACGTCAGCACCAACTTGGACAACACCAACAACAGGTACAGTTACAAGTGTTGCTGCAACTGGTGGGACAGGAATTAGCGTAACAGGTAGCCCAATTACTTCTAGTGGCACATTAACAATTACTAATACTGCTCCTGATCAAACAGTTGCAATTAATAGCGGTACTGGAATTAGCGTCACAGGAACTTATCCTAACTTTACAGTTACAAATACAAGCCCATCTTCAGGTGGTACGGTAACTTCTGTAACAGGTACAGCACCAATTAGTTCTAGTGGTGGTAATACACCTGCTATATCGATTAGTCAGGCAACGACATCAACTAATGGTTATTTAAGTTCTACCGACTGGAATACGTTTAATAACAAACAACCTGCTGGCACTTATGTCAATTCGGTATCTGCAACGTCACCTATCACAAGTACAGGTGGAGTTACTCCGACTATTGCTATTCCTGTTGCTTCTGCATCTGCGAATGGATATTTAAGTTCAACCGATTGGACAACATTTAACAATAAAGGTAGTGGAACTGTAACTAGTGTTACAGGAACTTCACCTATTATTTCTAGCGGTGGAGCAACTCCTGCTATTAGCATTCCTGCTGCAACATCAAGCGTTAATGGTTATCTTACAAGTACAGATTGGACAACTTTTAATAATAAAGCCAATTCTTTTACATATACGACTAATTACATTCCTTATGGTCAAGGAACTACTACACCTAATCAAGCAAGTAATTTTACTTTTGATGGTACAACTCAATCTGCACCGATTCAACGAGCAAGTAATGGTATTGTAGTGAATAACAAGACTATATCTGCAAGTTACACAATAGCAAGTGGTGATTCAGGAATGTCAGTCGGGCCAGTCACAGTAGCAACAGGTCAAACAGTCACAGTCGCTAGTGGGTCTCGCTGGGTAGTTCTGTAATGTTTGCAACAGCTTTTCAAGCTAATGCGTTTCAAAACAATGCGTTTCAGATAGCAGGATCGCCTACCCCTACAAAAACAGGTGGTGATGATGCTTGGATTACCAAAGAAGAATTACGCAGAATACAAAAACTCCAACAAAAAATAGCCTTACGTCAACGCAAACTTGAGCAATCCGTAAAAGATGCTAATGCTTTCCGTAAAGATGCTATTCGCAACTTGGTTGATCCTAAACCTGTTGCTAAAGTTAAGCAAAGTAAAGTACAATTAAAACAAGAGGTTGAAGCTGATATACCGTTAGCTGAAACAGAGGAATTACAACGGTCTATCGCCTACCTTGAACGACAACTGGATAATCTCCAACAGGCGGTGGCACAAAGACAAGAATACGCTCGATTACAAGCGCATTTAAGAATATTGGAAGCCAAACGTCTAGCGGAACTAGATGATGAGGAAACCATATTATTACTAATGTAGATCACCAATATAAATTAGCATACGAGCATCTTCACGCAGGTCGTTACGAACAAGGATTTAAACTATTTGAGTATCGTTGGCATCCTGAAATATCAGAAAAACAAGATAAACCGTATGCACCATCTTTAAAAAATGTTCCTGTTTGGCGAGGCGAATCGTTATTGGGAAAAACTATTACTGTTCAAATGGAACAAGGATTTGGTGACATTATTATGTTTGCTAGATTTTTGCCAGCATTAAAAGTTTTAGGTGCAAAAAAAGTAATTGTTTTGCAAGAAAGTTCGTTGCATTATTTGTTAGGTCAAATGGAATGTATTGATCGCTTTACAAACATAATAGAAGATAAAGAAGCAATCAATTCTGATTATTGGATAGGTTCAATGTCTTTACCTTATTACATCAGTTTAATGCACCCATCTGTTAAATCATTATTTCCAGTTAATAAAAATAAAATTGTAGGATCAGAAGGTTATTTTCATGCTATTCCTAGCAATATTCCAAGCAAAATAGGTGTTAATTGGGAGGCATCTAAACAAATTTTGTATTACATCAAGTCAATTGATATGCGAGAAATGGAAAAACTTGTTGGTTTTGATTGTTATAGTTTAAATCCAAATACAGAAGGAATATTTAATTCATTGCCTGATGACGGATGGAAAAAAGATTGGGTAAAAACAGCATCACATATAAAAGCCTGTAAGGGAATTGTGACTGTAGATACTGGAACTGCACATTTGGCTGGTGCGTTAGGTGTTAAAACCATTGTTTTATTACCCAAAGAAGAATTTGTTTGTTGGCGATGGAAAAATGCTCGTTGGTATGATTCTGTTGTTTGTTTACGACCTCATGAGTATGATCAAGTACCTGAATTAATAAGGAGAATGTAATGGCAATTGTAAAAGTACAAAAATGTTGCCCTTTATGCAAGAGTGACTATGTTGCAATTGACGAAGCGCAATTAAGTGACAAAGAAAAATATCTGTTGTACTGGAATTATGAGTTAGGCACACCTGAAGCAGAACAAGCATGGAAAGAAAAAGAAGCCATGCAACCCCAAAAAGCTCCTGACGTAATTCCTGATATTCAAGGTCATATATCAATGGCTGATGGCTCTTGGGTATCTAGTCGGTCTAAGCATCGTGAAAACCTTAAACGCAATAACTGTATCGAAATAGGTAATGATGTACCCATGCAACAGAAAAAACACGAATTTTCTACTAAAGACAATGAAGCTAGAAAACGTCAAATCGCTGAAATAGCATATTCAAAACTTAACTATAGATAGGAATCGCCATGTCAGAAGAATTAGAAAGCCGTAGGGATATGTTAGAAGCAGCACTTGAACAGGCTGAAGAAGGTACTTTAGAAGCTCCTGAAGAAAAAGAAATTGAGGTTGATGATGACCCAATTGAAGCTGAAGAACAATCTCGGGATGAACAGGGTAGATTTACTTCTGCAGATGAACCTGAAGAAGAATTACAGGCAGATTCTGTAGAAGAAGAACCAGTAGAAGAAGTTAAAAAACCGACTACTTGGAAAAAAGAATATGTAGACGTTTGGGAAAAAATGAAAGAAGGCAAACCTCTTGACCAACAAGAATTTGCTAAGTTTGCTGATTATGCTAACCAACGTGAAGCTGAATATAAGCGTGGTGTATCTGCTTACAAGGCTGAGGCTGACAATGCTAGACAGTTAACGGAAGCAATAGGGCCATTTATTCCTGAATTACAAGCGCAAAATATTCACCCTGTGGCATGGATTAATAACTTGGGTAGAGCGCATATGATTCTATCTAAAGCCCCATATCAGGAAAAGGTGCAGATGTTTCATAGACTTGCACAAGATTATGGAATACAATTGAACCAAGACGGCATACAAATGCCTGAGCAACAATATGTTGATCCTTATCAACAACAGTTAATGCAACAACTTCAAGCTACCCAGCAACAAGTGCAGCAACTGTCAGCGATTAGGGAACAAGAAGAAAATGCTCGATTAAACCAAGAAATCAATCGAGTAAGTAGTGACAGAGAGCGGTTTCCGCACTTTGAGATGGTAAGGGAAGATATGGCTCAATTACTTGAGCGTGGTTTAGCCCAAGACCTAGAATCGGCTTATGCAAAAGCGGTGCGTATGAACGATGAAGCATATAAGTTGGAGACGGATAGACTCCTGAAAACAACCAGTATGCAAGCATCTAAGGCACAACAAGTAGCAAAAGCTAAAGCAACTGCTGTTAGTCCACGATCATCTACACCTAGTGGTCAAGTGTCTAAAGGAGATGCAAAGGATAGACGTTCATTAATTGCCGAACAATTAGGGCAAGCGATGGACGGTCGGGTTTAACTTAACTTTATAAAGGAAATATCATGGCATTCGCAAATAGCGCAATTACCGATATTATCGCTACCACCATTCAAAGTCGTAGCGGAGTATTGGCAGATAACTTAACACAAAACAACGCAATCCTACAAAGATTGAACTCTAAAGGTAACGTACGCCCATTTTCAGGCGGTAACGTAATCTTAGAAGAAATCATGTACAACGATCCAAATACTAACAACGCTAACTCTTATAGTGGCTACGAAGTATTGAACATTACTCCTGATAGCCCAATTAGTGCTGCTCAGTTCTCTATTACTCAGTACGCAGATAGCGTAACAATGAGTGGTTTAGAAATGTTACAAAATAGTTCTAAAGAAGCAATCATCGACTTGTTAGATGGTCGTATGCAAGTTTCTGAAGCTCGCTTGTTAAACCGTATCTCAGGTGACTTGTTCCTTGATGGTACAGGTAATGGCGGTAAGAACATTACTGGTTTAGCTGCAGCTGTATCAACTTCACCTACAAGCGGTACTTATGGTGGTATTAATCGTGCAAACTGGACATTTTGGCAGAACCAAGCAACTACAGGTGCTACTTCTTCCACAACTATCCAAGCTGCAATGACTACTGCTGCTATCAAGTCTGTTCGTGGAACTGATAAAGTAGACTTAATCGTAGCTGGTAACACTTTGTATCAATACTATGTTGCTTCTTTACAGGCTATTCAGCGTATCGCTGGTGTTGAAGAAGGCGCAGCAGGTTTTGCATCATTAAAGTTCTACGGTGGCGGTATGTCTGCTGACGTTGTACTTGGTGGTGGTTACGGAGCGCAGGAAACTGCAACTTATATGTATTTGTTAAACACAAACTACATATTCTTCCGCCCACACAAAGAGCGTAATTTCGTTCCTATCGGTGGCGAGCGTCAATCTATTAACCAAGATGCTATTGTTAAGTTATATGGCTGGGCTGGTAACCTTACTTGCTCTAATTCATTCTTACAAGGTGTCTTAACAGGCTCTTAATCCATTAGAAAGGAAAAATTATCATGGCTTATACAGTACTCCCTATCGCTGGTACAGATTTGTACAATACAACTACTACAAATTTGAATTCTGCTGGCACAGCAATACCAACATTTGGCCCTTTAGGTGCTGAAACTTTTGGTTCAGATGGCTTGCGTTATGTTTTTGCACAAGCTGGTGTAGCAATTGCAGCATCAACAGCTACTTGCGTTATCAACGCATCAACATTCCAAGTTACTTTGGGTGCTGGTACATATATTGCAGGTGCTTCTATGGCATCAGGTGATTATGGTTGGTTTGGCAAGGCAAGTGTTTGATTTTTAGTAGTTTTGTAGCATAATAAAGGGGAGTCTTCGGATTCCCTTTTTTTAACCCTTAATTCCTTGAGGAGATTTAAATATGGCACTTCCTAGCGATGAGCAAAATGCAGATTCAAGACTGCAAGTAAGATTTTACAAACGTCCAGTTCAGCAAGAACAAGAAACTTTAGAGGCTGGCAGACCAATATACAAAGAATTTGATTTTGTACATATTTGTGTAGCTGGAGATACCCTAACAGAAATTGATACTTATGCACTTGCAAGTCATAAGACTAGATTTCCGATTCAATGGGCTAATTACCAAAACAGATTAGGTTCAGATGACCAAGAAATTGTTGGGACACCAGTATCTGAATGGCCTTTAGTATCTAAATCTCAAGCTGAAGAACTGCGAGCAATGAAGTTTTACACCGTAGAATCAATTGCCAATGCTTCTGATCAACAACTGCAACGTATGGGTATGGCTGCTGGAATGTCACCGTATGCGTTCAGGGATAAGGCAAAGTCATATTTAAATTTAGCCCAAGATTCAGCAGAAACCGACAAAAGAGCGCAAGAAATTAATAATTTGAAAGAAGAACTTGCCAAAAAGGACGAGGAAAATGCTAAAATAAAAGCAGAAACAGATGCGAAGCTCGCCTTAATGCAAGAACAAATGGCAGCTATACTTGCCGCTGTTGGTGAAAAGAAACCCCGTAAAAAAGCGGTAGCCACAGAGGAAATATAAAATGTCATACAATCTGCTCCAACTTGTACAGCAAGTAACGGCTGAATTAAACCTAGCAATTCCTACTTATGTAATAGGAAATCCAAGTCAAGACGTGCAACAGGTCTTAGCTTTGATGAATCGTGCTGGGTATGATTTAATCAAGGAGCATGATTGGCAAGCATTAGAATTAGAGTATCGTTTCTATACTAACGCAATTACCACAACCTGTAATACAACGAGTGGTACTCAGACTTTGACTAACATTCCGAGTACTGCAGGTTTGGACAGCACTTACTCCATCGTTGGTACGGCAATTCCTCAAGATACTTATGTTGACCAAGTTGTAAGTCCCACTATTGTGACTACATCGCAACAATCTTCATCAACTACAGTAGGCGGTTCGGTAACATTTAGTAAAACAATTTATCCATTACCACCTGACTACGAAACGATTACAGATAACACTCATTGGGATAAAACTAAGCATTGGCAAATGCTAGGCCCTGTTGATGCTCAACAATGGCAATGGTTAAAGTCAGGTTATATATCGACTGGCCCTCGTGTTCGTTGGAGAATATTAGGTAATGAGTTTCAGATATGGCCTCCTTACAATACGCAGGAATATTTAGGTTTTGAATACAGATCAAAAGGATTTGTAAGAGACGTTGCTGGTAATGTATTAAATAGTTTTCAAGCGGATACCGATACAACGGTGTTAGACGATACAGTTATGGTATTGGCTACTAAACTTAAATATTTCCAAATTAAAGCATTTGATACAACGGCATTACGTCAAGATTATCAGCGTTATTTAAGTATTGCTAAGGCTAACGATAAGGGTTCTGCAACATTGTCATTTGCGCCACAACCAAGCGCAGTATTAATTGGATGGGCAAACATTCCTGATACTGGATACGGTAGTTAATTATGGCAGCAACTACAACCTCAATGGCAGCCCCAATTGGGGGTTGGAATAATAGAGATTCTTTGGCAGAAATGCCTCCTCTTGATGCAGTACAAATGGTTAATTTTTTTCCAACACCAACTGACGTTCAATTACGCAAGGGTTGGATTAAAACATCTACAGGAATAACTGGTCAAGCTTATACCATTATTAATTACCCTACTAGCACAGGATATAAATTATTTGCGTTTGCTGGTTCTAATATTTACGATGCTACAAATTCAACTGCAACTGTTGTATTTACAGGATTAACTAACGCTAAATGGCAATTTGTAAATATGTCCACAAGTGGTGGTGATTTTATTATTGCCTGTAATGGTGTAGATCCAGTTCTTATTTATGATGGTTCTATATGGGCATTTATGGCTACTACGTCAACTGCTCAGACTATATCAAGCATTACTAGAGGTGGTACAGGTAATTTAACTGCTACATTGACTACTGCAAGTCCTCATGGATTAGTTACTGGCAATCGAGTATCTATTTCAGGTGCAACACCTAGTCAATTTAATGGCACATACGCAATAACGGTAACAGGGGCATCTACTTTTACTTACACAATGGCATCTGCACCAAGTGGTAATGCTTCTGTTGTAGGAACTTATACCGTTAATGGTATAACAGGCGTAAACAGTAACACATTTGTTAATGTCAATTTATTTAAAAATCGTCTATATTTTTGTCAAAACAATAGTCTAACTTTTTGGTATTTGGATGTTACGGCTATATCAGGTGCTGCAACTAGCTTTGCGTTAGGTGCTTTCTATCGCAATGGTGGTTACTTGCAAGCGATGGGAACATGGACGTTAGATGCTGGTTATGGTGTTGATGACTTAGCGGTATTTGTTAGTTCGTTGGGTGAAGTTCTTGTTTATCAAGGGGTAAACCCTAACGATGCAACTGATTGGAAAATGAAAGGATTGTGGCAATTAGGTCAAACCTTTAGCCGTAGATGTTTCTTTAAATGGGGTGGTGATTTATTATTACTTACTCAAGATGGACTTGTACCATTAACGGCACAACTACAATCTGATCGATTAGACCCAAGAATTAACCTGACTGATAAAATTTATTACGCAGTATCTTTGGCTTGTAGTCAATATTATGCTAATTTTGGATGGCAAATAAATTATCTTGCAGAAGCCAATATGTTAATTTTTAACATTCCTACGAATGATGGCATTGAACAATATGTGATGAATACCATTAATAAATCATGGGCTAGATTTACTAATATTAGTGCAAATTGTTTTGTAGTGGCAGGTAATGAAAAAATGTATTTTGGTGGGAATGGTTTTGTAGGGCAGTATTTTACAGGATATTCTGATAACAACACAAACATTACAGGCACTTGTCAGCAAGCATACAATTATTTTGGTACACAAGGTCAATTAAAAAGATTTACTCTTGTTAGACCTATATTTCAGACAGATAGAGGTATGCCAACGGTGTTATGTGGCATTTCTACCGACTTTGATACCCTACCATTAGTCAATCAAATAGCGTTTAATCCTGCAACTATTAAAACGGGTGTATGGGATACGGCTAAATGGGATCAAAACACATGGGGTGGTGGTGCAGTTATTACTAAATACTGGCAAGGTGTCACAGGATTAGGATTTTCTGCATCCGTTAATTTAAATATTGCTTCACAAAACATTGATTTTCATTGGGCTTCTACCGATTATGTTATGGAAAACGGTGGCGTATTGTAATGCGTAGAGTTACAACTGAAAACCAAAAATATTTAGGTGATTGGTTAGTAAGGATAATGAATCATCCTCTACCTGAAGAAACGAGATGTATCGGTCAAGAAATAGATGGACAAATAGCAGCAGTCGTTGGTTTTAACAATTTTATGCCTCATTCGTGTCAGATTCATATTGGTGCGACAGATTCTAACTGGATAAGTAAAGATTTATTGTGGGCTACGTTTGATTACCCCTTTAATAAATTAAATCTTAGGGTTATAATAGGTCAAGTATGCGCTGATAACGCTGATGCACTAAGGTTAAACCGACACTTAGGCTTTAAAATTGTAGCTGAAATACCTGATGCTCATATGGATGGGGATTTGGTAATTATGACTATGAGGAAAGAAGATTGTCGGTTTTTAGACATCCAATGTCCTCTAAGAAAGTTAATAGGAGAATGATATGGGTGGTGGTGGATTTTTAGGATTAGGGCCTGCGCCAAGTGCGCCTCCAGCTCCTGATTATCAGGCTGCTGCACAAGCAACAGCAACAGGTAATTTAGACGCTGCGAGAGCTGCGACTGCTGCGAATCGTGTTAATCAAGTAACTCCGTATGGAAACTTAGATTATGTTCAAAGCGGAACAGATCAATACGGTAATCCGACATGGACTGCTACTACATCTTTATCTCCAACAGGTCAGGCATTATTAAATACTCAAAATCAAACCAGTTTAGGTTTAGGTTCATCCATTAATAATCAGTTAGCCAATGTTAATCAAACAATGGGGCAAGGATTTAATCCTAATTTGCCTCAAGTTGGTATCAATGCTGGTGAGAATTATCAAGATGCGTACATGAGAAGGCTTGCCCCTCAGATACAACAATCGAGAGAACAATTAGATAACCAGTTAGCAAATTCAGGTATTCCTGTTGGCTCTGAAGCGTATATGAGAGCAAAACAAGCACAAGGTCAAAAAGAAAATGATTTGTTAGCTGCTGCAACAACACAAGGATTTGGTACTGGATTATCTGCTAATCAACAGGCTTATAACCAAGCTCTTACCAATTACAACTTACCATTAAATACTTTAAGCGCATTAAGAACTGGCGCACAAGTACAAAATCCTACTTTTGTAAATGCTCCACAGCAAGCAACGACTTCAGGGGCTGATATTTTGGGTGCATCACAAATGGGATACAACGCTCAAATGGGTGGATTTAACGCTGCTAACGCTGCACAACAAAACTTGAATAGTGGATTATTCAGTCTTGCTGGTGCTGGATTAATGAAATACGGATAATATATGCCTACATACACAGATACTTATATGCCTAGTGGATTTTCTCAAGATCAAGGGTTAAATCCTGTTTTTCAAAATATTGCACAGCAACAAGCAATGCAAAATGCTGCATTACAACAGCAAAATCAACAAGTGCAACAGGCTGGCATGACTGGTCAAAACGCTAATCAAAATCAATTAGCATTGGCAATGGCTTTGCGTAATAAAAATGATCCATATCAACAAGCTCAACAAGCAATGAAAAAATATGGTCAAGGCAATGTATATGGTTATGGTGGTCAAGGACAAGTCCCAACTAACCCTGATTTTTCTAAAGATTCATTTTAAGGAATAATTATGGCAGACCCATACGGCAATTTATTACCCGAAGAATACCAACAGCAACAAGCTATTAATCGCCAGCAACAATTGGCAAGTATGCTTATGCAAAACAATCAACAGCCACAAGGTCAGATGATAAGTGGTCGTTATGTTGCGCCTAGTTTTTTTCAAAATATCGCACCATTAGTTAATGCTTATGTCGGTAAAGGATTGCTTGAAGAAGGTGATGTTAAGGCTGCTAAATTAGCTGAGGCAATTCGTGGTAGAAATGCAACAGAAATGCAAGACATTTTAAATAAACAATTTGGTAGTGCTGATTACAGACCTGCTATTACCCCTGAAATTAAACGTGATGATATGGGTAATGTAATGCCTAATATTGAAAATCAAGTAGGTGTAGCACCGAATAAACAAGCAGCGTTTATGGCAGCATCGCAAGCAAGAGGCCCACAAGCACAAGCATTGTTCCAAACATTATTAGCTAACAAGTTAGCCCCTAAAGTTCATACCGTTGCACAAGGTGGTGCTTTGGTACAAGAAAATGATCAAGGCGGAATTACTCCTTTGTATCAAAATCCTAAAGAACCTGAACATCCCGCTTCTTATAAAGAATATTTATTGGCACAAAAAGATCCTATAAACCCATTTAAAGGTTCATATACTGATTATCAAATAGAAGATGCTAATCGTAGAAGACCTATCACTAATGTAACCACCAATGTAATGCCTGAACAAAAAACTTTTGAAAATACTCAAAAATTAAGACAAAATTTTAATCAAGAACCTATTTATAAAGGTTTTCAAGAAGTTAAAAGTGCTTATAGTCAAATTAATGATGGATTAAATTTAAAATCACCTGCTGGTGACTTAGCTGCTGCAACTAAATTTATGAAAATACTTGATCCTGGTTCTGTTGTAAGAGAATCTGAATTGGCAATGGCTATGAAAGCTACAGGCGCATTAGATCGTTTGCAAAATTATGCACAAAATGTAGTCAAAGGTACAAAATTAACGCCTAGTCAAAGAGAAGATTTTAGAAAATTATCTACAGATTTTTATAATTCTTCTGCAACACAATACAATCAAAAACAATCTGAATATACAGATATTGCTAAACGATATAATTTAAATCCTCAAGACGTAACAAGTGCGCCAATAAAATTGGAAGGTACAAGCAATACTCAATATGCTACTAATCCTAAAACCAAAGAACGAATTATGTCAAATGATGGCGGTAAAACTTGGAGTAAAGCACCATGACACTACCTGAAGGATTTGTATTAGAACAATCTAATAGTTTGCCTGAAGGTTTTGTTTTAGAACAAAAACCAACTGTTGAAATTAATCCTTATGAAGCAGCATTTAGAGAAGCATTACAAAATGTGCCACAAGGCAAACGTGTTATGGGTGGTATGTTAGGTGGTTTAGGTGGCGAAACTATTAAAAACATAGGTGCAGTAACTGAATTAGTTAATCCTACATACGGCAAACCTATTGCACAATTTGGTCAAGCAATGACTAATGTTTCAAAAGAAGCAAGCCCATACAATATAGATTATGTGCCAACTCCAGCAACAATAGGTGCAATCGGTTCTTATTTTGCGCCTACAAGTCTTATTAATAAAGGTAGCGAATTATTAGCTGCAGGTTCTAATATGCCCAAATTAGTAAAAACATTAAGCAATGTTGGTGGCAATATGGGATTAGGATTTTTAACAACTGAAGGCACAGGTCAAGAAGGTTTAATAGATCGTGCAAAATCTGCAGCATTAGCTGGCGGTGTAACTCTTGGATTGCCTGTTGTAGGTGCGGCAGCAAATAAAATATATCAAGGTGGCAAATCTATGCTTGAACCTTTTTATCAAAAAGGTCAAGAAGCTATTATTGCTAGAGCTTTGCGTAATTTTGCTGGTGGTCAATCAGATGAAGCTATAACTAATTTATTAGCATCTACACCTACAGTTAAAGGTTCATTACCAACTGTTGGACAAGCATCAGGTGTTCCTAGTTTAGCTGCAACAGAACGAGCATTACAAAATGCATCACCCGAAGCCACAAATATGTTGGCTAATCGTCAGACGCAAAACGCTTTAGCAAGAACTAATGCTTTAGAAAACATTGCGCCACCTAGTCGTATTGATAAATATACAGATTTAAGAGCAAAATTGGGTGATGATTTGTATGAGCCTGCTTTAGAAAAAGGCATGGATTTTTCAAAATTAACACCTGAATTACAACAACAAATTAAAGGATTAATAAAATCTCCTGCTATTAAAAAAGCAATAGGACAAGCTCAAACTAATGCTTTAAATAAAGGAATTGATATAGGTGATCCGTCAGGATCATTAAGAGGATTACATCAAACTAAAGTAGCGTTAGATGAACAAATTGCTGCTGTAGAAGCTAAATTATTACGAGATGGAATACCATCTGCAAAAAATGCAGAATTGGATGGATTAAAAACAGCAAAAAATAGATTGTTAGCTTTTATTGAAAACCCTCAAATTAGTCCAGATTATAAAATTGCTAGAGAAACTTACGCTCGTTTATCTAAACCTGTTGATCAGTTAGAGCAAATAGCTAAATTGGCAGATAGAACAGTAAGTGCTAAAGACAATACTATATATACAGATCGTTTCTTTAAAGAATTAGAAAAAGTCAAAAAAGATGGTTTATTATCTAAGCAACAAATAGCTAGATTAGAAGCAATTGGCGATGATTTAAAATTAAAATCTTTTGCTGAAACTTCTGGTCGTGGTGTAGGTTCAGATACTATGCAAAAACTAGCTTATGCAAACGCTGCAAATGCTGTTGGATTACCAAATATGTTGCGTGGTACATCTGGTGGTCAAATGGTAGCAAGGGCAGCTCAAAAAGTTGGTAATACTCTTTACAGTAATGCAAATAAAGAAATAACTAATAGAATGGCAGAAACAATGCTTTCTCCGCAGCGTGCTGCTGAACTTATGCAAATGCCAGTTAGTCCTAATTTAAATACACAGCAAGCTCAGAATTTAGCCAAAATGTTAATGCTTCAACAAACAACACAAGGAACACAACCATGAGTCGCAACGGATCAGGTACTTTCAATCTAACTGCTGGCAATCCAGTAGTCACAGGCTCGACTATAAGCTCAACATGGGCTAATAATACGCTATCAGACATTGCTAACGGTTTAACACAGTCTGTAGCAGCAGATGGTCAGACTACGATTACAGGCCCATTAGTAGGTTTAGACAACACAATTACATTTGGTGGCACAGGACAAATTAATCTTCCTATAGGAACAACTGCACAACGATCAGCATCACCATATTCAGGAATGATTCGTTATAACACGACATTTGGGCAATATGAAGGATACTATAATTCTACATGGGGTCAAATTGGTGGTGGCGCAACTGGAGCAGGTGGCGATCAAGTATTCCAAGAAAACGGAGTAACTGTAACTACTAGCTATACACTTACTACAAATAAAAACGCTATGAGTGTTGGGCCAATAACTGTAAATAGTGGTGCTACCGTTACAATTCCTGCTGGTCAAAGATGGGTAGTATTGTAATGAAAACTACTTTAAAATATTAGAAAGTAAAGGATATTTATGCCATACGGACAGATACAAGTCGATACAGTAAAAGACAGTTTAAACAATACATTTGCACCTGCAAGTTCTGTATTTAGGAATCGTATTATTAATGGTCAGTTTCAAATAAGCCAATACAATGGAACTTCTTCTGTTACACCTGTAGATAGTGCTGTTGTTTATGTAATTGATAGATGGGCTACATACGCTACTGCTGCTTCTAAAATTTCTTATCAACAAAATGCTGGTTCTGTAACACCACCAACAGGATTTACAAATTATCTTGGTGCAACTTCTTTATCTGCTTATACTGTTGTTTCAAGTGATTTATTTCAATTGCAACAAAGAATTGAAGGTTTTAATGTTTCTGATTTAGGATGGGGAACTGCTAACGCTAAAACAGTTACTTTATCGTTTCAAGTGTATTCATCATTAACTGGCACTTTTGGTGGAAGTTTGCGTAATTCTGCTTCAAATCGTTCTTATCCATTTAGTTACACAATTTCTTCTGCAAATACATGGACTACTATTTCTTTAACTATTGTTGGTGATACCACAGGCACTTGGCTAACAACTAATGGAATTGGTATTTCAGTTACATGGGGAATGGGTGTTGGTTCAACATATAGCGGAACTGCTGGTTCTTGGTCAGCAAATAATTATGCTTCAGCCACAGGTGCAACATCAGTAGTCGGCACAAGTGGTGCAACATTCTACATAACAGGTGTTCAATTAGAAGTAGGAACAAATGCTACTAACTTTGACTATAGACCGTATGGGACTGAGTTAGCATTGTGTCAGAGGTATTGTTATCAAATCAATTCAGATAACGCAAGTAATGGTGGGGGTACTGGACTTACTGGAGTTGGTAATGGTTCTACATCAGCGGGATTATCAAGAGCACAAACATCTATACCAACTATGCGAACTTCACCAACTTTAACTTTATCAAACGTAAGTACAAATGGTACAGATTTAAGAGCATATAACGGTTCTGTTGTTTCAAACGTAACTGGATTAGTAAATAATTTTTGCACTACTAATGCGTTACAATTGGATGCAAATACTGGTTCTGCATATACCGTTGGAAATGCACTTACTGTGCTTTGGCAAAATTCAATTAACGGTGGTTATATTCGCCTAACTGCGGAGTTATAAAATGTATAAATTATGTCCAGACAGTCCTTTAGGAAAATCATCAAGCATTATTCGTCTATCAGACGGTGCTTTTATCCCATTTGACGAAGCTAATGTTGATTATCAACAATATTTAGCGTGGCTTGAACTCGGCAATACACCTTTACCAGCGGAGAATACATAATGGCTTGCATAATTAACGCATCAACATCAGCAGGATTAGTACAAACGGCTGATTTAAGTGGTCAACTTCAACTTCAATCTAATGGTGTAGCAATAACTGTACCAACAACAGCAGGAACAATGTTAGTTGGTGGAACACCTAGTACAAGTGTTTTATCTACAGTTACTAATAAAATTGCTGTAAATATAGGTGGAACTACTTATTATTTATTAGCATCAACATCAGGAACTTAATATGACTATATTAGTTGATGGTACAAACGGATTACAACCACCAGTCGTTACTACTTCTCAAAAGAACGCATTAACTGTAACTGCTGGTTATGTTGTTTATGATTCAACACTTGGCAAACTTTGTGTATACACAGGCTCTGCTTGGCAGACAATAACATCAGCATAAAATGGATATGGAAGCTGTGATCGCTGAAAATGACAAAAGACTGTCTGTACATGAGGCAGTATGTGCTGAACGCTACGAAGGTATCCTAGATTCGTTTGATAAAGGATCTAAACGTATGCAACGCATTGAGTATCTTTTATACGCAGTTATCGCTTCGGTGTTTTTTGGTAAAGATATGATTGTTAACATTGTTCAGCATTTAATATCAAAATGAAATGTCTAATCCAATTGCTGAAGGCACAAAGTCATTAAGCGAAGGTCTTAATCAGGCTCGTGAGGCTGGTAAAAATCTTACCAAAAGCATTGAAGACATACAACATGACGGTTTAGAAGTAGCAAGGCAAGAATTAGAAACACTTAAACGCAAGAAATTAATTGAAGAAGCTCGTGAAAATTCATTAATTTATAAAGCAATTGACGAATACGAGTCACAAAAAGCCGTTATTATTGCTGAAAATAAAGCTGAAGAAGAATTTAAACAGCGTTACGGTGATAAAGAATGGGGCAAGGTTCTTGAGTTAAAAGAAGTTGTAGAAAAGGAATATAACGAAAACAAGAAGTATTACGGACACAAGTTAGATGATGTCAAGCGTGTACAGTTTTATTGTTGGGTAGTTGCAGCTTTCATCACTTTTCTTTTGTGGAAGTTTAATCTTGTATGAACTGGGTAAAAATTTGGTTTGCGACTTTTATTGTTGAGTTATTTATTTGGACATATGTGATTTATTTGCATTTTGAAATTAAACGGTTAGAAAAAATAAGAGTACCTAAATATCAGAAACAAGTTATTGTGCGAACTAAGAAGGATATTGTGCGTGGATGAAGAAATATTTAAATATTGGATGTATTTTGCAATCATTTGTTTAATGGCTATCATTCTTTTAAAGGAATAATATGTTTGGTATAGACGATATTGTTGGTGCAGGTCTTAAAATTATTGACAAGGTAATCCCTGATCCACAAGCCAAAGCACAGGCTCAATTAGAACTTCAAAAACTTGCTCAAGATGGACAGTTAGCAGAATTACAAGCCGACATGAACGAGCAAAATAACGTCTCAGACCGTTGGAAAGCTGACTTGGGGTCAGACTCTTGGCTATCTAAAAATATACGTCCTATGACGCTTATATTCATTTTAGGAGTGTATACAACATTTGCTGGGTTCTCAGCTTTTAATGTCAACGTCAATCAAGCATATGTAGAATTACTTGGGCAATGGGGTATGCTTATTATGTCAGCCTATTTTGGTGGTAGAACACTTGAAAAAATTATGTCTAAGAAAGGCGATAAATGAGTGCTAAAGAACATATTATGTTAATTGCAGCTTATTCTTTGGTGGCTGTTATTGCTGGAATGTTATTGATGTTTGGATACGCAGTATTAGATCCTAACTTTGACACAGATAAAGTATTTCAAATTATTGGGCCAGCATTTCAAACGGTCATTGGTGGTTTTATTGGATTAATTACAGGCATAAAGATAGGAAGCGATGATGATAAGTAACTGGGAAAAAAGTTTTGCTGAAATGATTCAATCAGAAGGCGGATTTGTTAATGATAGTCGAGACGCAGGTGGTGCTACTAACTGGGGTGTTACTAAAGCCGTATGGGAATCATGGGTTAAGCATCCAGTCACAGTTGATGACATAAAACAACTCACTCAAGAACAAGTTAAACCTTTATACAAGAAGAATTATTGGGATGCCGTACATGGCGATGATTTACCAATTGGATTGGATTTTTTAGTGTTTAGTTTTGGTGTGAACGCTGGTACTGGTCGGTCTATTAAAATATTACAAACTTCATTGGGTACTGTTGCAGATGGAGCAATAGGGCCTAACACGTTAAAAAAAATACAAGAAGCTGATGCTAAAGAATTAATTGAAAAGTTTAGTGCTGCTAAGATTTCATTCTATAAATCACTTTCCACGTTCGCTACATTTGGTAAAGGTTGGTTAAATCGTGTTGAACGTGAAAAGCAAGAAGCATTAAAAATGCTTTAACCCTTGTAATGTCTCCACTTTTCCAAGAAGTAGGGGTTTTTTGAAGGTCTAATAAATCCAAAGCGTTCAAATGTTTTCATGATGTTGGTTGCTTCGGGTTTAATCCAAATAAAGCGTTGGGGATCAAGTATTTTTGCAGGTGTCATTTAATTACCTCTGCTAATTTAAGTTCGCCTGTTTCGCTATCCCAAATAAATTTAACATTGCATACAGGAGCTTGAGTTTTAATTACGCATTCAGTTCCTATTTTTAACAAATAAGCATACATAACATCATCAGGCTTTGGTTCAGGCTTAATACGATAAATTAAACGTCTATTCCATGTTGGATCATAAGTGCAATCATCCCATGTATCAGTATTTGGATGAAATACTTGAATTTCAGCACCATCAGCCCATGCTTTAATTAAATCTGCGTGTTTATGTTTCATTTTGGTAACGCTCCTATTACACGATAAATTTTAAATTTCTTGCTTGGATGCCAACGGTCTAGGACTGTATAACCCATCGCACGCAGTTCTCCAACACGAGTTGACAGTTTCATACCACCACCTGCGTTTAAAGCGTCTATGGGGCTTATCCAACGCTTACTGGCTAGTTTTACAATTATTTGATGTTGAGTTGCCATTATTTTCTCCTTGCTATTCGACAGTCAGCCTTTTCTTGAGGTGTAAAGTCAGGGCTGATTTCTGACAATTCACAGTTTTTAATACCCCAATGCGTTTGTTTTTCAGGCAAGGAAGTAATAAAAATAACAAAACCACATAAAAACGTAGACATTCCTAGGGCAAATGTTTTCATAGCCCCCTCACCAAGACCCAACACGCTAAGGCTGGGCCAAACACTACGATTGCTCCGATAAATGCTTCAATAAATGTTCTCATAAAACCCCCTTATTTAGAAGTTGTTTTAACGGCAAATACAGCCGTTGTTTTGGTGAACTGGGCGACTACATCATCAGCTACATTCAAAGAGGCTAGGAGTGCTTTGTAATCGACTACGGAACGGTTAGACTCAACTACCGTTGATTTGAATAACGCACCCTCAAATATTTTTGAACCGTTGGGTGCAGTTGCTTGGTTTTTTAAAGCATCTTTAATCATGTCAGCCTGTTTAGTCAAGTCAGCGATTTGTGCTAATAAACCACCGAGTGTATCTACAGTTAATGCGTTGATGTTTGTTATTGCGTTCATTTTTCTATCCCTTTATTTAACACTGCTCATGCAGTAACTACAGAATAATTTAGTTTTCTAAAGTATGCAAGCGATATTTAATAGGGACAAACCCTAAGTGTTGTAAAAAGGGGATGGGTTGTATTTGGCAGTTGCTATCTGTTAGGCGGAAAGCCGTAAAAAACCTAACTTACTGCATCCTACATTGACGGCTTAACACCCCATAAAAAAAGGGATACCGAAGTATCCCGAACTCACGTTGAAGTCAGATTCAATTATAAACCATTCTTGATCTGATACACCCTGAGTAAGTGTTCAAAACATTCCCATCCTTTTTGCAAGGCAAGGTCTTCGATTTCAATCAATTTTACTTCATTGGTTGTACCGTTAATAAAGACAATAGCGCATCTTGCGCTGGGCATACCTAAGCCCTCACGATACGCTGCTAATTGCATTTCCATTTCAAAGTACACATCGACCTTATCTAATGCCGTATCTTTGGTCTTAAAGTCCACCACGATGCCATTAGGACACATCAGGTCGCATTTACCACCATAACCAAAGGCATGAGCAAAAGACTTCTCTGCTATCCAATGACGGTCACCAAAAGCATCATACAAAGCCTTTTCTACGTTGCCTAAATACAACGGTGGTTCAATGTGATACGAACCCTCGAAATGGGCTTGGACTATAGCGTGAATTTTAACTCCTCTTTCAGCCGCATCCCTTCCAGTAGCCTTTGAATCGGACATCACTCGCTTAAGCCAGTCTTCTTCAGGCTCATTAGGTAGTCTAGGCAAGGTTAGCGCAGCTAATAAGACTTGTTGCTGAAGCCACGAGTTAAGCCCTGCCTTAGCCAAGAGCGAGTTTATGGTGGTAACGCTAGGCAATAACCCAAGTTTGCGAGCATCCCTGAGTGTTGTATTGCGTTCAGCACCATTAGCACCAATCATCGTATAGTAAGGCTCACCAGTTTTTGTATACCAATGGCCTCCTTCCGTTAGTTTTTCTTTAACTATCATTTTTTTCTCTTGCTTTCATCATTTTGTCAGCCAATAAGTATGATGTTTTAAATGTTTCTAAAGCATCAAACTGTTCGTCTTTTATTAAATTAAGTTGTACTTCTGCAAATCGAATAGCAAAGTAATCTCTTAAATCCATGCCTCGATATTCTTCAGCTTGAATATATCCACTTGGAAATGCTTTCATATTAGCTCCTTAAAATGGGACATCGGGTTCATCACTAGGAAAATCAGCTAATGTCTTGGGAAATGGGTCTTCTTTCTTCTTGCCACCCCTGTACTCAGACGATTCCATAATCTTTTCTTTGTAGTATTTAGGTAGGTTCTCGAACTTATCCTGATCCCAGTCTTGCAACCAAAAATGATTAACTGGATTAATTCCTTGTGGTACTACGTTTTTGAGAGCTGACGGAATAGGGCTAATGCCAGCAATATTAGCGTACTTACCGTCCTCGCTATGACTGATATTCACCATACAAAACTTGTCTAGTAAGGTCTTCATATCAAAGTTCTTACGGTCTTCTGCTGACATCTTTTTATTAGCCCAAGATTCTAAGTCCTTACGCAAGGTTGCTTGGTCACCAAGACTGACTGTATAGCGTTTAGATACGATTAATGGCTTACCATCATCGGTCTTGAGTGGTTTACCCTCGTTATCATCACCATGCAGTTCAAAGGTCAGTACAACCTTGTGCATGATCTTGGTTTCACCTGACCATTCGACTGACTGGTGACCTAAGTCAATAATCGAGTACAAACGTGCCATATGTAACCCAGCAGGGGCTATCTTAAAATCTTTTTGTGTGTCGGTAATAATCATTTTCTTTCTCCAAATTGAGTTGCTTTATCAAAGCGTGTAAATGCGTCACCAATATCCTTAAACACATCGGATAGGTATTTTTTGTTGTAATTGATTCTTGGTAATCCACAGCCATAACGAAGCAAATCTATCTGTTCGTTATCTAATGCTGCGCCATCAAGCAGATGGTCGAAGATGTCTTCTAATTGTCTTTCAAGTTGATGCTGGTCATTCATTTGCTGTTCTTGCTCACTCATTTGAGTTTCTCCTATTTAACACGTCACATGACGTACAAACAGATTAACTTATCTAAAGTGATTTGTCAACAGTCTTGTAAAATATATTTAAATCTGTTAAGATAATTGTTATGGACACATTAAAACTTACTCACGATCAGTTAATAAATATTTTAGGCGGTACTAAAAACGTGGCTAAGATGGCTAAGGTTAGTCAGGCTGCGGTTACTCACTGGCGAACAACCGACATTCCTGAAGGTCAGATGATTAGGTTAGCTGCCGAATTAGAAAAAAAATCGCATGGATTAATTACTCGCAAGGGTTTATTTCCAACAACTTATAAAATGATATGGCCTGAATTAGAATGAAACCACATATTGTAGCTTTTGGTGGTGGTGTAGATAGTACGGCTATGATTTTAGGTCTTTATGAACAAAAACGACCAATTGATTTAATACTTTTTGCTGATACTGGCGGAGAACGACCCGAAACATATCAACATATTAAAAACTTTAGTAATTGGTTAACAAACAAAGGTTTACCTGAAATTACTATTGTTAAAAAAGTGCTTAAAGATGGAAGTTTAGAAACACTTGAACAAGAATGTCATAGAAGGCACAATTTACCATCTATTGCGTATGGATTTAAATCTTGTTCACAAAAACACAAAATAGCCCCACAAGATAAATTTTTAAACCATTGGCAACCAGCTATTGATTGGTGGAAAACAGGCGATAAATGTGTTAAATACATTGGTTATGATGCTGGAGAGTCCCATAGAGCTGACAACGCAGATAAACGTAATGATCCCAAATATACTTATGAGTACCCATTAATAGAATGGCAATGGGAAAGAGAAGATTGTTTAGATATTATTGCAAAATACAATATAAATAATGTAGGTAAATCAGCGTGTTTTTTTTGTCCTTCATCACGACCAAAAGAAATTGTTGATTTATATGAAAAACATCCTGATTTAGCACAAAGAGCTTTGGACATTGAAAAACAAGCAGAGTTAACTAGCATAAAAGGTTTAGGTAGAAATTATGCGTGGTCAGATGTAATTATGATGCACAAACAACAAATAATTTTACCTTTTGTTGGTTTTGATGCACCTTGCGAGTGTACAGAATAAAAATTCTGTTATACTACTTATGCAGAGTGAGATCTGTTTGTTAAAAAGTTCAGTAAATATAGACCCTTTTGGGTTGTTCTGAGTGTTTACTAAATGAACTGAACCATTTATTAAGCAATCTCACCTTAGAGCAACCCAAAGGGGTTTTTCTATTTCTGTCGTACTCCAAACGATATTAAGAACCTACATGGGTTGCGTGGAAGTAAACATAGGCTAATCCTTCACCCGATTGCAAGCCTCGTGAACTTAAATGGGTATCACACAAGATATAGGGACAACGGTGAGACAAGACCTATATTCGATTGAACATTATCTTCGGAAGCATTAGTTTAGGTTCAACTACTTAAATGGATGGAGGCTAATCACCCTTGGGGTATCTATTCTTAAAATTAATGTATTAGGGAAACTACCTATAAAAAAGAGTTGATTACTTTAGAAAACTAAACTATACTGTCTTTACTTAAACAGAAAGTGAGATAGAAATGAACGATAAAGAACTAATCAAAATGCTAGAAGAAGAATGTGAAGCATTAAGAAGACAATTAAGAGACTGCCATTTATACATGACAGATACTCAAAAATGGAAAATGGCTCGTGATAACGCTAATATTCAATACGATATTAGAGTTGAAAGGTGCGACTAATGGACATCATTAATATTTTAGATGCTTCAGAAAAAGCCATCGCTACGCTGATGTTAGAAGTTAATCGCTTAAACAATGAAATTAAATTAAAAGATGAACAACTAGAAGCGTTAAAAAAAGAACTGGCATTGCAAAAACTATCTGATATTGGTCAAGAGATTGAAGACCGAGACTCTGCTATATACGCTACTGGTTATTGGAATGGTATTTCTAAGAAAGCGAGTGAAAAATGACTAGTTTTGTACCATATGGAACATTAACTTTTTGTAAAAATTGTGGCGAACAAAATCCTTATCATCGTGAACTAACTGATGAGGAAATAGAAGAAGTGGCAAAACCATATTGTGATTTACAAAATTGGGTTGTTGATAAACATGAATTTGCAAGAGCAATACTAAAGAAAGCGAGTGAAAAATGACTTTTGATATATTTTGGAGTAAATATCCTCGTAAGATTGCTAAACGCATGGCTCGTGAAGTTTTTAACCGTATGCCTAAAGAAGATCAAGAGATGGCATTAAAGGCCATAGACACCCACGTTAAACATTGGAACGTAGAAGGTACAGAAATACAGTTTATACCCCACGCAACGACTTGGTTACGTCAGGGCAGGTTTGAAGATGAAATTGTTTTGCAAGTGGTTAAGGGTAAAGAATGGCACGAAACGTCAACAGGTCTAATTGAAAAAGGTCGGGAGTTTAATCTTGACCCCAGTCAGTTTCAACACTTTTATCAGTTTAAAGAGGCCGTACATCAAGCTGTTAAAGGTAATGTTATTAATGTTAAGTTTGGGTAAATGATGATTGCTGTTCTTTTTGCTAGAAATGACAGCAGATACAAAGATATGCCTGAATTTGATGTTTATGACATTAATCGTGATGCTAGAACGTATTGTGATTCATATCCTGTAATTGCTCATCCACCTTGCAGGGCTTGGGGAATACTTAGTCATATGGCTAACCCAAGAGAAGGTGAAAAACAATTAGCTTATTTATCATTAGCGCAAGTACGGCTTAACGGTGGAATATTAGAACATCCAGTTACTAGCCGTTTATGGAAAGATGCAAAATTGCCTTTGATGGATGAGTTTTCTGATGAATACGGTGGTTTTACTATAGAAATTGATCAATATGATTATGGTCATGTGGCCCATAAAATGACTAAATTATATATTTGTGGGATAACACCATCAGATTTACCCCCCTTTCCACAAAAGCGGTTAGAAACACCATTAAGGTCAATATGTGGAAATGTTAAAGGGACTATTAGATGTACCCAATATCAGCGTGAATACACACCCGATGATTTAATATTTTTTTTTAAACAAATATGCGAGAAAATAAATGAACGAAAAAGACTACGATCCTCATGATGCGATTAATTTTATTTATACGCACAAAGACGCGTATGCTAAAGCCAAAGGTCAATTAGCCCAGTTAGAAGCGTTTAAATCATCGTTAAAAGCGATTCAAATGCAACAGAGTACACAGACATCCATATCAGGTAAAGAAATGGATGCGTACGCTTCTGAAGAATATCAGGCACTATGCAACGGTATAGGCGCAGCTACTGAACAGGTTGAATCGTTACGTTGGGCATTGGAGTCTGCTAAGATGCGCTTTCAGGCATGGCAAACAGAATCGGCTAACAATCGTCAGATTGAAAAATTTACAATATGAAGAAAGCAGAAAAACAATATTATGGAAAAGTTGCACGACTGGGATGTATTTTGTGTAAATCCGTACTTGGCTACGATGATACGCCATGTGAAATCCATCATATCAGACGGTATGGAGGAAAAAGAAGTTTCGCACCAGTTATCGGATTATGCCCTGAACACCACAGGGGAGATACTGGTATTCACACACTTGGCAAGCGATTCGAATCTCGCTATGGAGTTGACGAGCAAGCCTTACTTGAACTTACATGGAAGCTCTTAAATGTTGACCCTGAGTTGGTATCCGAAGGAACTTAACCCTAATTCATCGTGCCATTACCATGTAAAAGCCAAACACAAAGCGATTTACAAAGAACTGTGCTACTGGCTCACCAAAGAAGCGAAGATACCTAAAGACGATTACAAAGAACTGCATATCGTCTTTTATAAGCCAAATCGCAGGCACATGGACTTAGATAATATGCTTGCCAGCATCAAATCAGGGTTAGATGGTATGTGTCAAGCCCTTGAAATTGATGACAGGTGTTTTAAAAAAATAACCGTAGAAATTGCAGAAAACATTGGAGGGATGATTAAAATTCATTTATACTAAGGGTTAAATAGGAGATTTTTATGGAAAAATCGATGGCATTATTTCTTGCCACCCTGCTACATTCGGGGACAAATACCCATTTTATGCATTGGGCTACGAAATCTTATGCACAACATAAAACTCTTGGTAAATTCTATGAAAATATTATTGAACTTACAGATACTTTGGCAGAGGCTTATTTCGGATGCTATGGGCAAATTACTAATTTTCCTGATTCTTATCATATGCCTAAAGGTACATCACTTAGTTACTTAGAATCCTTACAACGGTTTGTTAAGGATGCTAGACAAGATTTACCTACAGAATCCGAAATTGTGCAACTTATCGACAACATCGCACAAGAAATTGATACAACAATTTACTTACTCAAATTTAAGGGTTAATCATGCCATTAGTTAAATCAGCCAGTCCTAAAGCAGTTGGAACTAACATCAAAACTGAAGAAATGGCTGGTAAGCCACATAATCAGGCAGTAGCGATTGCCTTGAGTGTGCAAGATAAGGCCAAACAACGCAAGAGTACGATTGAAGCTGCTTACAAAAAGCACATGAAGTCTAGCGAAGAAGTTGGCGAAACTAAAAAAGAATCCAAAAAAACTGAGATGGAGGAAATGTAATGTCAAACTGGATCGCTGGTGCAATTAAACATAAAGGCGCACTTAAAAAAGAGTTAGGTGTTCCTGCTGACAAAACTATTCCAAAAGCTAAGTTAGAAAAAGCTGCTGAGGCTAAAGGTCGTGAAGGTCGCAGAGCAAGATTAGCCTTAGAGCTAGAAAAGTTCCACAAATGAGTCGGCAAGATGACATTCGTGCAGCAATAGAAAAACATGATAAACCTATTGCAAAGACCACGACTGGCAAAGGTAAGAACTATTTACCGACAAGCGAAGGTGCTGGCATGACTGCTAAAGGTCGTGCAGCATACAACGCTAAGAATGGTAGTCATTTAAAAGCACCACAAGCATCAGGATCAAGACACGATAGTTTCTGCGCTAGGATGAAGGGGGTTGTTGAACATTCTAAGGGTGATGCGCCAAGAGCAAAAGCAAGTTTAAAGAGGTGGCATTGTGGCTAAAAACGGATTATACGCAAATATTCATGCTAAACAAGAACGGATTAAAAACGGTTCAGGCGAGCATATGAACAAGGTTGGTAGCAAAAATGCCCCAACTGCTAAAGACTTTAAAGAATCTGCTAAGACTGCTAAAAAGACTAGGCGAGATCACATTGAAGACGCTATGAAAGGATACTAATGGAACACATGAACCGCAAGTACAAAAAAGAAGACGCAATGTTGCGCCCTCATACAGAAACTACCTTAGAAAAGCAACAAAGACTACGTTTAGAGCGTAGAGCTGCTATTGCTAATAAACTCAAAGACTTGGATAAAGAAGTCAAGTAATTGTGGCAGAAAATCAAACCTTAGCAGATTTATTGCGTCAAAAAGCGCAATCTGTAATTGATTTTCCTACTAATGTAGCTCGTAATTTGAGCGATCCACAAGCATTTTTAAAATCTTTTGGATACACACCTAGTCAGCAACTAAGTGGATTTAGCGCAGGATATGCTGGAGTACCTGAAAAACCACCATCAGATATTGGTGTACTTGATCCTAGAAACATTGAATACAACAAAGGTTATGGATCGGGTGAAGATGCTGCATTAGCAACAATGGTTGCAGCTCCATTTGCGCCATTAGCCAAGCCTATAGCGAAGGCTGCTGGAAGACAGGCATGGAACGCAACAGAAAACATGATGATTAATCAAGGTTTAATGCCTAGCATTGTTCCTAGAAATGAATCATTAGCAAATGCTTTAAGAAATACAAAAACTGCTGAATTTGACCCTCGTTATGATACCCGAAAATTAGAGCAGGAAAGATTAAAAAATTTAATAACCCATACTGAACAACTTAATTTAAATCCTATACCATCCGTATCGTTAGCTGATTTTGAAGGAAGGCCATTTATTACATCTATGGCAGATAGAACTGCGGCAGGTGCTGATTTACTTGGTGTAAACGGTGTAATGTATAAACGACCTGTGCCATTGTATGGTGGACAAGATTATATGTTTAATAACCCAAATCAAGTATGGGCTTCTGCACAAAGCGCAGTAACACCAATTATTCAAAATGCTAAGATATTAAAAGAAGCTACAGGTCAAAATCCTATTTATATCCCTTGGCGAATGGCTCCTACTGGTGGCGATTTTGCACATATGACAGGTGAAAGCATGATTGCTCATGCAGAAGCTGCAATGGGTAAATCAGATAAAACAGCATTAAATAACTCTATTAAAGAATTATTGCCTAGTTGGAAAGGTGTAGATTCGCCACAAAACATTTCTCAATATCGTTCAGCACCTAAAAAAGTTCGTGATGCAATCATGCAAGTAATGGATAGAGATTTTAGAGACTTAGGCGGCTTAAACTACGGTGAAGCTAGAATTGCCGTATCTGATCCTCGCCAGTTAAATGCTATGGAAGGCGGTATACAAAATGTGGGCGAAATATTTGCTGATAAACCCATGATTATGCATTCAGGCCATCCTTCATATCCTAGAGGTGTAGCAGGACAAGGATTAGGCAGATTAGAAGAAAATAGAAACATATTTGAATTATTGCCTAATGTGGCAAAAGAACGTGGAATAGTAAATCCAACTAATCCATCGGCTAATGATTTAAGAGCATTACAGATGAAGCCATATGCTGGCATATTGACACCAAAACTTTTAAAAGATTTAGGTTATTAATACAAATATTCAGGTTTAAATTGTTTTGCCATAGATTGATTAAATCGTTTAGTTAAAAATTCATTAACCATATCGATTGTTACTAATGTGATATTACTAGCTAGACAATACGTTTCAAATAAAGTTAAAGCATTTAACATTCTTTTTGGCATTTTGATATCAACATTTACAATAGGCTTCATGACAATCTCCTTATTTTGTAATACAATTATACCAATAATTAAGTTATCTTAACTAACAACTTGGAAAAGATATGGAAAAAAAAGTATCGAAATCTGTTGGCAACTTAAATAGGGCAGGTAGACCAGCAGGAATACCTAATAAATCAACAACTATGGCTCGTGAGGCTATTGCTCGTTTTGTTGATGGTAACTCAGACAAATTACAGGGTTGGCTTGATGAAATAGCTGCTAATGAAAAGCTAGGCCCTAAAGTTGCATTTGATTGCTTTATGCAAGTAGCTGAGTACCATGTGCCTAAACTCGCTAGGGTTGAACAAGTAGGCGATGTTGAAAAACCTGTGGTGCATATATTTAAATGGAAGGATTAGTCGAGGTTGTCCATGAGTTTGATTACAAAGCTCGTGACGCTTTCTTAGACTTTCATTATCGCAAGGAACGCTGGGCAGTATTAGTATGTCACAGACGTGCAGGAAAGACCGTAGCAACGATTTGCGACATTATCCGTAGGGCAATCAGCGAAAACAAACCAAATGGCAGATACGCTTATATTGCGCCTTATTACGCTCAGGCTAAAAACATCGCTTGGGACTATCTTTTAAGGTTTGCTGAACCTGCTATCGCTAAGGCTAACCAGTCTGAGTTATGGATTGAACTCATTAATGGGGCGAAGATTCGGTTATTTGGTGCAGACAATCCTGATAATCTTAGGGGTTTATACCTAGACGGTGTAGTCTTAGATGAATACGCTGATATGAAACCTCGTATATGGGGTGAGATTGTACGACCGTTACTAACCGATAGAAACGGTTTAAATGGCTATGAGACATGGGCGGTGTTTATTGGTACACCAAAGGGTCATAACGCTTTCTACGACATTTATAACGAGGCTCAGAAGAATCCTAACTGGTATACGAAGGTCTTGCGAGCGGATCAATCAGGTTTATTACCTGCGAGTGAGTTGTTGGATGCCCAGCAATCCATGTCTGCCAATCAATATGAACAGGAGTTCTTAGTATCATTCGAGGCTTCCATAACAGGCGCATTTTATGGGCAGGAGATGCGTAGGATTACTGACCTTAATCGTATTACAGATGTTGAGTACGACCCAATGTTTCCCTGTCATACTGCGTGGGACTTGGGCTTCAATGATAGTACAAGTATTCTTTGGTGGCAAGTAGTTTTTGGTGAGATTAGAATCCTCGACCATCACAGTTCAAACGGTCAGGCTATTGCTTATTACACAGGTTTGATTAAGCAAAAAGAAGAAGAATTTGGGTACAAATATGGCACTCATTGGCTACCTCATGACGCTAGGGCAAAAACACTAGCAAGTAACGGAAAGAGCATAATTGAGCAAATTTCTGCAAAAATTGACATAAAACATCTAAAAATCGTACCAAATCTGTCATTACAGGACGGAATCCAAGCAACAAGACTTGCATTAACTCGCTGTTGGTTCGATAATAAGACAGAAGAACTTATTGAATGTTTGCGTCAATATCAGAGGGAATGGGATGATGATAAAAAAGTATTTAGGGATCGCCCGAAACACGATTGGACAAGCCATTCAGCAGACGCAATGCGCTATCTCAGCGTTGTTTGGCAAGATGAAGACACTCCTATCCTCAAAGATGCAAGAATTAAAGGACTTCATGTCGGGGAAACAGACGTAACACTTAATGAATTATGGACTCAAACACCAAAACAAACCTTTAGGAGAATCTAATGTCAGCCGTAGCCCTACCTTATGCAGTATTTTATGAAACAGTCGCAGCAAGTCAAACCGCTCAAGTATTAGGAGTAACTGGCGCAAAAGGCGACATTCTTGCTCAACTTATTATTACCGTTACAGCAACAGCAACATCTACAGTTACTTTGCTAGACGGTGCAATATCTTATCCATTAATTGTTGCAACAACTCCAGTTGGCGTATATTCAATTACATTTAATGCCCAATCAGTATCAGGTGCATGGAAGATTACTACAGGCGCAGGTGCTACTGTATTTGCTACAGGTAACTTTACTTAAGGATTTAAAATGGAGCATACCTACCAAGATTGGTACAACTGCATAGCCCAGTATGAAAGAACTTACAAAGACTGGGAAAGTCGTAGCGATAGAATCGTTAAACGGTACCGTGATGAACAGCGTAGTCGAAACAATCCTAACGCTAAGTTTAATATTCTTTGGTCTAACGTACAGACAATCACACCTGCTATCTTTGCTAGGCTTCCTAGACCTGATGTAAGCCGTAGGTTTAGAGATAATGACCCAGTTGGTAGGGTAGCCTCAATGATGCTTGAACGTGCCTTAGAGTACGAAATTGAGCATTATGGTGACTACAACTCAGCGATGAAGTCATCCGTATTGGATAGATTGCTAGGTGGTCGTGGTACATCTTGGGTACGTTATGAACCTCATATTGTCGGAGGTAAAACAGAAGGCGAACCTGATGATGGATGGGAAATCACAGAAGATATTGATGATGCTGAAACCGAAGGCGGTATACATCGTGAAGATCAAGAGCGTATTGAGTACGAATGTGCGCCAGTTGATTATGTAGCATGGCGAGACTTTGGTCATACCATCGCTAGGACATGGGAAGAAGTTACTGCGGTATGGAGAAAAGTTTATCTTGGTAGACCTGCTTTAGTTGAACGATTTGGTGAAGAACTTGGTGGTAAGATTCCTTTAGATACTAAACCTGAGACATCTAAGTCATACAATGAAAAGATGGGCGAAGGAGCGCATGAAGCCTGTATTTATGAGATTTGGGATAAAACAACAGGTGAAGTTATTTGGTTATCAAAGTCGATGGGTAAAATCCTTGACACTAAACCTGACCCACTCAAGTTAGAAAACTTTTGGCC